GGCGCGTTCTCGGCAGCCATGACCGCGTACAGCGATGGGGTCAGGTCGTTGACCTGGCTCAAAAGAAGAAGGCCAACATTGCGTTGGCCTTCGTTGTAATTCGTGATTGCGTCGGTGGGACCGATCGAGGATTGAAACAGCCTGCAATGGCCGAGGGTTCGCCACATGAAGCGGCGCCCGCGGCTGTCGCTCATCAGCCACTTGAAGTCGGCGATGTCCTGCAATTCCTGTTCGGTAGGTTGCTGACCAGCCATTACATAGCCCCCGCCAGCGCTGTCAGGGCGTTGTCGCCGCTGGTGTCGGTCTGGCTCAGCACCTGGGCGCCCTGGATGGCCGTGCCTAATTCCTGCTGCATCTGCGCGGCTTGCTGCTGCTGTGCGCGCTGCTGGCGGATCTGCACGACCATATCGTCAGCACGGACCATGGTTGGCGGCACACCGATCAGTTCGAAGTACTGGCGCATGGCTTCGTCGCCATCGAGCAGATCCAGAGGTTCCAAGCTTTGCGTAGTGGTGGCCACGGTGCCAGCGAATCCAATGGCGCGCTCAATGCTCGACACACCGATAGCCTTCTGCGCCTGGGCCAGGATGCTGGTGAACTCGATACGCAAGTCCATGTTGGCGAGTTCTTTGGGCGGCGGCGGCAATAGCGGCGCACCAGGCAACATGCCGGTCCAGCGCGGAATCGACTGTTCCAGCATCTGGTTGAAGTACATATCGACCAGCGGGTCGAGCAGGTCGTCGGTCTGGCGCTCCAACACCGGGCCGAGCATCAGCAGCTTCTCTTCCTTGCGGGTGGCGATCTCGTACGCGGTGCGCACGCTGTCCATCTGGCTGATCATCAGGAACAGGTCGACGAAGAAGGCAGTGTCGATGATCGAGCTGTCGGCGGCGATCTCGCCACGCAGCTGACCAAGCCATGCGGGCTGGACCTCGTAAAGCGGGGCGAACTTGGCGCCTACCTGCATATCGTTGAGGTAGGTGATGCTGCCCGGCAGGATGGATGCTCGTTGATTCTTGAGGCTTACCGGGGCTCCCATTGGCGGGCGCACGCCCTTCTCCAGGAGTTCGGCCTTGCGACGCTCCATCAACTGAATGGCCTTGGTGGTGCCGATGCACATCGAGCCAGGAGCGGTGCCGTAGACGTCCTCTCCCAGCACGTCCCAACGCGGCGCCATGACCGGGAACACCTTGAAGCCGGATTCACGCAGCATCGAATCCTTGTCGCCGCTCTTCTCCCAGTACACCGAGCGGAACGGCATATTGGTGTTGTCCTTGCGCCCCTTCTCGCGGGTGTCGTTTGGCTCAATGCCGTGGCAAATGTCGATCCAAGCATCTGGCTTGCTGCTGAGCAAGTTCTTGGATGCGGTGTCCATCTTGTCCTTGCCGAACTGCTGTTCCATCTGGCGGGCAGTCATGCGGAAGTCGCGATAGAGCGTGTCCACCTGGTTGCGGCTGTTGTTGGCAAGCATGTAACTGCCGACGGCCAGCGGGTAGGAACGCAGCAAGTCGCTGTCGTCCGGCATCACAACCATTGGCGCTGTACCGAAAATGCCCTCTTCGCTGTAGCGGTTGGGCAATACGCTGTACAGGTTGCCCCTGGCCATGACTTCGCGCATGGCCTTCTCAGCAGCGAATAGCCATGCCTTGACCGGTGCGTAATCCATAAGGCCTGGGTCAGGCGTACCGAACTTCACCCACGGCGACGACGGGTTGGTCATGCCGGTGTGCATACCAGCGCCGAGCGTGCGGGCTGCAAACGTGGCCTGAGGATTGATGATCTTCTGATCACGGCGCTTGCCGTCGTTGGTGTCGGTGTTGTTCCAGCGCCCCGAGCGCGGACTGATGAAGTCGCCCAGCTCTTTCCACTCAGGCAGCCAGTTGCTGTCGCGCTCGCTCTTGAGCGCGGTATATCGCTTCTCGCAGCGTTCGCGCAGGGAGTCGGCCAATTTACACCCCCAACAACGTTTTCTGTCCGGTGCTGGCGCCGCCAAGCACGCCAGAAGAGCCGGTCAAGATGGTGCCGTTTTGCCCTGACTGAGCCAGGCGGCGCTTACGTTCGGCCTCAACAGCGGCCTGTACGGAGTCGCTTGAGGTGGTGGCTGCCACCGCCGTGGATGCAGTAGAGCCGGCCGCATCAGCCGCCGCCTGTGCTGCTGCTTTCTCGCGTTCAGCCTTGTTGAACATGCCGGTGTTCTCACCGAACATGTTCGGCAGCCCCATCCCCTCAAGGATCACGTCGCCGCCGCGCAACGGGTCGAGCTTGACCACCTTGTTGACCAGTTTCTTGATGCTCTTTCCGCACATGTCAGTTACTCGCGTAAGGGTCGTATTCAGATTCAAGGCCGTTGCTGCTGGCCCCAGAACCGCCGTAGTCGTTGTATTGGCTCTTCATCACCGGCATGGCGTAAGTCAGTGCCAGGGCGTCGGCGTCATCGGGTGAGATGCCAAGGCGCTTCTTGATGTCGTCCTTCTTTTCCAAGGCGATCTGGTCACTGGCGTTGTGCGTGTACATAGGCGAGGTCAGCTCGGCTTCAAGTTCCTCGCTGCTGTCGATGGCCAGGCCCGCACGCAATGCTTCGCGCATCTGCCACCACATGTAGGTGCGCATGTTCGCGTAGTGCCGGTCTGGCGCTGCGCTGGCGAAGTTGATGTCGATGATGACGATGCCGGGCATTAGGCGACGCAGTTGGTCGGCAACAGGACCGCCAACGCCGGTGGCGTCGACAAACACCGCGTCTGGTCGGTGTTCCTGCACCACCGTGCAGACCTTGGCGATGAACAGCGTGGTGTTACGCGTCTCGCTGCCTGGGATCTTGATTGCAGGTATCGACCGGGTGTCGAGGCCGCGACGGAACCGGATCACGTTGCTGTCGGCGCCGCCCCGGGCGATGTCGATACCGCATACCAGAGCGTCGTCCAGGCCAAACACTGGCTCCCGCTTCATTGCATCGGCAACCCAGTCGGTCGGGATCAGTTGCAATTCGGAAGCCCTCGGGAACATGCCGCGCACACGGATACGGAAGAAGTCACTGTCTTCCCCGTAGTCCTGCTGCCATTTGGCGATTTGCGTCTTGTTGGTGCCTTCAACCGTGCGGCTGTCGACCTGGCGGTGTGACCACCGATGCTTGTACCGGGTGAAGCACGACCGGAACCGGCCAGTGGTCTTAGTTGGGTTGCCGAACGCAGCCCAGATGATCTCGGTGTTCTCGTCGGTGAGAGCACCTTCAGCCACCTCCCACACCGTATCGGCGATGGCCGAAGCCTCGTCGAACACCAGCAGCAGGCGTTTGCCTTCGTTGTGCAGGCCGGCGAACGCCTCGGTGTTGCTTTCCGACCAGGGCACCGCATCCACGCGCCAGTTCTTTTCATGATCTGGGTCGGTGCTGATCAGCGCCGTAGCGGTGATGCGGAACCAATGGGCAGTGATGGAAAGCCGGTTCCACTTGGCCACCTCGGGCCAGGTCTTGGTGCGGAGCTGGGTCTCGGTGTTAGCGGTGACCACGCCGCGCGCATCGACGCAGGTGTCGACACACCACTTAATGAGCCAGGACACCAGGGCTGACTTGCCGATGCCGTGGCCGCTGGCCGTGGCTTCGTGGATTACCTCGCCCAGATCCTTGGCGCCGGCGCGCAGCTTTTTGCCGATGGAGTCGAGAACATCAATCTGCCACGGCCGAGGCCCGGACTTGTTCGCCAGTTCTGTGCCTGGCTCGCCCCAGGGGAAGGCGTACCAAACGTATCCAAGCGGGTCTTGCGCAAACGAGAGGATGTCCTCGACCAGCTGTTGTTCCTGGTCAACCTCTGCTGGCGCGTTCACGGGCTTTGGCCATCCGTTCGGAAAGGGTGAGGGTTACATCGACCGCCACCTGGTCCCGGAAGGCATTGACGTTGACGTGCTTGCCGAGCAGCTCAAGATTCTTGACCTTGTCCGGCCACTTGATCTTTTTCATCAGGCCGACCATGTCGCGATCCTTGCCGGAACCTTCGAACATCTCGGCGATATCGAACGCCGACAGCGACTGGCGCCAGACCTTGGGCCACTTGGAGAGAGCCTTGAACGACATGTCGTCGTTGAGAATGTCCAGCAGGTCCATCTGGTCAATCTCGGTGAGCCGGTTCAGCACGTAATCGGCATCGACCTTAGTTCGCTGGCTGCGGGCTTCCATGGCTGCCTTGATCGCGGCTGCGATGTGCGGGCGCTGCATGAGGGAGTACGACGCGGCGTTCACGCCCTTGCGCGCATACCCGGCCCTGATTGCCGCTTGGCTGGCGTTCAGGTCAACCAGGAACTCCAGAACAAACGCCTGTTGCTTCGGGGTTAGAGCGGCCATAGGTCACTGCCCCTTTTGATTGGTACCGCCCAGGCAGACGGTGTTGATGTAGTCCTGTGCCGCGCGCAGGGCTATCAGTCCTTCGTCACCGTCGTTGGCGATGGCGACAATTCGTTGACCAGCCGCTGGGTCAAGTTCGGCTCGCGCTTCTTGCCGATGGCCTGCGGCAGCGGCGGCATCTGCAGTTGCTGCGCACTGGCCGCTGGCAACGGGGATTGACAGGCGCACAGCGCCGCGGCGCACGTTAGCATTGAAACGGTCACGTTCATTTTTCGCATGGTCTTGATCCTGGGTGAGTTGGTCGGCGCGCTGCACCAGGGCGGCGCCGGCCGCGCGCTCCAGGGTGAGCACGCGGGCGGTGGCCTGCGCCAGTGCGGTGGCGGCGGTGGTCTTGCTAGTGGCCGCCTGCCGCTGCAGTTCGGCGATGCTGGCGTCCTTGCGCCAGCCCTGCGCTATCCAGCCCGCCAGGGCGCCGCACAGCAGGCAGGCGGCCAGCGGGCGCCAGGTGCTCGCAGTCACATGGCCACCCGTTCCCTGATCCAGCCGAACAGGAAACGGCGCTGGTTCTTGTTTGCCTCGGTGATTTCCAGGTAGCGCGCCGCCTGCAGGCCATTCAGGGCACGCAGCAGCACGGCGGCGCCGTCCTGGCCGCGCCATTTCAGGAAGGCACTAAGGGCGCCCAGCGACTGCGCGCCCAGGCGGCCGTCGACGAACAGGGCGGGATAGCGCGCGCCGGTGTCGTTGAAGCCGTTCAGCCAGCGCTGCAGGAACTCGGCGGCACGATGCGGCCCCATGTTCACGCCCGTGTCGATCACTTCGGCGCCGATGCCGGCATGCAGGGCCAGCACCTGGTCGAACTTCGGTTCCGTGATGTAGCGGGCCGTGTAGATGGCGCGCGCCATGGGCACGGGCAGATCGCGCATCGGGCCTTGATAGCCGTTGGCGCGGGCCACGGCCACGGTGATGCCGTAATTGGTTTCGCCGCCTTTGTCTTGCGGGTCGTTCACATAGCCGCCTTCGGCGCGGAGGATGGCGTCGATGGTGCGCGCGATCAGCGGGTTTTCAATGGTGGCCATCAGTGTTCCTTCGCGTCTTTGACCAGCTCGGCGATGTCCTTGTCGCTGCGGCGCTGGAACCACAGGGCCACGGCGCGCGATACCCACCAGCCGGGCGCGCCGACGATCAGGTCGATGGCGGAGGCGTTGACCATGGCACCAATGGCCGGGAGTTGGGTGCACAGCAGCTGGTACACGGTGCCGCCCAGCAGGCACGAGAACACGCCCGCGCAAGCGAGGCGGGCGACGATCTCGCCCTTGTTGAAGGTGCCGTCGCTGTTCAGCGGCGGCAGCACGATGTACAGCATGGCAGCGCCGACCATGCCCAGCGCCGCCTTGAAGCCGTACAGTTTGACCAGGGTGGCGAAACCACCAAACGATTCTGCGGACATTGCTTGTTTCTCCATGATGAGGATAAGTAGAGGTGTTGTTAAAAAAGTTAATCCCAAAGCTGCACAAGATCGGCTGCGGCCACCTGGCCCGTGCTGGGCGCCGGCTCGGGCAAGGTGACGACCAGGCCGGCGGGCAGCACGGCGCCGTGGCGCGCCAGTCCGGGGTTCAGCTCCAGCGCCTGCTCGACATAGCCCGCGCCGTCTCCCAGGTAGCGCCACACCAGGGCGTCCACCGTGTCGTGCTGCTGCGTGCGCACCTGCATCAGATCAGCTCGACGGTCAGGTGCGTGCGGCCGACGATATCGGCGATAGCCCACTGCGCATTGCGGCGCTGCGCGCCTGGCGCTTCGTCCAGCCATTCCATGCTTTTCTTGTCGCTGAGCGATGTGGCCGTGGTGTCGTAATCGCGGTAACGCTCGATCAAGTCGGCCTTGGCCGTGCTGTAGACGGCGCGCCGGTATTGCGCCAGCAGGCGGCTTTCGCGGTTGATCCTGGTGGCCGGTACGTCCGCCAGCGCCGCAATTCCAGCATCGGCCTGCAGCGCCTGCCAGGCACCCAGCTCGCGGTTGACCTGCAGGATGGCGTCGACCACGGCTTGCACCAGGCGCGCGTCGGTAACGGTGCCGTCCAGGCGCATGGCGTCGCGCATATCGGCCAGCGCAATATCGGGAAACCAGCCGTCGTTCTCGATGATGCCGGCGGCCGGTGCTGGTGG